GTTGTTAAAGCATTTATACTTGTTTCTACACTACCTGATTTTAATGTAAATAAACTTTTCCATCCGTTTCTATAAATTTTAAGTATAGGGTTAGTACCTGAAGTATCCAACCAAAATTTACCTGAAACAACTTGATTCGTAGGTGCTGAATTTCCTGAGTGGCAAGTATTAATCGCTTCTAATGCGTTGTTTAAATCACCAGTGTAAGCAACGCCACTTTGGTTAGCATTAATAACCAATGATGCTGTTGACATAATTTTCTCCTATTATTGACCAATTGCTTGGTAATCTATTGTTTGTTGTACACGGTTGCCACTACTATTATAAATTGAGTATACAAATCCAGTATTATTTCTAGACACTATAACTACACGATCCCCTTGAGAGCCTCCAATTGTTTGAACTCCAATTCTAGGGTTGCTATTTCCTAAAATTCCAACATAAAAAGCAGTTGGAAATAAAACACTTGTGTCTGCGGAAGTGCTACTTGTACTGATTCCTGTTTTGATAACATCTTTTTTATCTACAATAACAGATAAATCAGTTACAGTAACATCAACATTAGTGCTACCTAACGTATCAATTTCTAATTTGAATTTAAGACCTCTAGCTTTATAACTACCAATTGTCAGAGGCTCATAAGAACTCCATGTTGGACTACCTGTCGGATCATCTTGAGTTGTAGAAATATATATTCTTGATATTGCATCTGCAACTTCACCTGAAAATCTATTTAAAAGACTTACATTTGTATAATTTGATACAAGATTACCTGAAGGCGTAGCTGTAGCTACTAAATTTGGAACTAATCTAATAGTAACTACTTCTTGAAGATTAACAACAGATGCAAATTCATAAACCATATTACTTTGACCCGAATTCAAAGTTAAATAACCTGTTCCTGAATTATAAGTACAATTAGTTTTATTTCCTGAGAAGTTAGCTGCAACTTGATCATATTCTGCAATAAAGTTGAAAGATTCATCTACAAAATCACTAACAAACTGAGCAGGTGTAGCTGAATAATTACCAAAAGCATCATAAAATCTTAAGAAAAAAGTTCCTCTTAAAGTTGGAACTGTTTTATTTGTAGTATTACCAGATAAAGAAGATACAATTTCTGTTGAAGAATCCCAAGTTGCCGAACTGTCAATAGCATTATGATATCTTATTTCAGAATGTCCACCATATAAAACATCTAAATCAGTAGGCTCATCCCAAGATAAGTTAATTTGACCTTCATTAATATTTCCGGAAAATCCTGTTGGATTAGCAGGATCTGCTGAAAATCCAATTATAGTATGTTGACTAATAAAAGGTGTTGAAGCATAGCCATATATGCTATATGAAATAATCTTAAAATCAAATAAACCTGAACTTACATCAGGTATAGATATTTGATTAGTATTTGTAGTTCCAACTACTTGATATGTAGATTCACTAGCTTTTTTATACTCTACTGAATAATATGCAGGTAATACCCCTGAATTATTTGATGACCATTGTAAAGTTAATCTGTTTTTAATACCAGAAGCATTGTTTGTTAAATATTGTTCTTCAGTTATACTTAATGAATCAGGTTCGTCTGGTTCTTTTGAAATATTAACATTTGAAATTTCTGCAGCTGGGCTTAAAGAACCTAGCGGTGACTTCGCAAAAACTTTAAAATCAAAATTAGAATTAGTTGATATACCTTCAATATTCCCTAAATTAAACTTGTTATATTTAGTATTTCCTATAAAAATATAGTCACTAGTACCATTTACTCTATAGTAAATATCATAGGAAAAAGATGAACCATTATTATTATCTACCCATGTTAAATGGGCCAATGTTTGTTGATCATCATCTAAGGAAGATCCACCTTGTAATGTTAAATTAGTAGGCGCATCTACTGTAAAATCATAAGTAGGTTGAGTTCCATATGCAATGTCATTTGCTATATTCCACGCAAGAACTTCGTGATTAAAAGTGTATCCTGATATTTTAACTGATAAGTCAGAATTAACTTGAATACCCTCTACCCTTACTATTTCGTTATTAAGATTATTTTGAGGTATAGTGACTTTAATAAAATCTCCAGGCTCTACACTTAATCCGCTTTTATCAGTTCTAAATTCAATTGATTTTAATGTTCTAGATCTTCTTACTAATTGTTCAGCTAAAGCTTGAGCATGATAAGGATCCGTAATGCCACTTGAATTTATTGAAGTTTTTAAAGGTTGATTGCCATCCTCTGTTAAGTATTGTGTATAAATAGTACTATTACTAGGAGGCCATGATATTGTATCATCTTTAAAATCTTCATGTTCGTTTAAAAAGTCAATAGTTACTTGATTAAATCTGTCACTTGCATTAGCATAGACTAAATTAACTTTATCTTTAACTATATTGTCTTCATTAAAAACATGAGCAGTATCAACAAGAGTTAAAGTTTCGTTTACACTAGTTGGATATTCTAAAGATAATTTGTATTTTCCTGATGTAGTCCATGTTAATTCGGCCAAACCCATTGTATCTAAAATTGATTCAATATTATCACGAATACTTCTTTCAGGGTTTATTGTTAAATTACATTCATACAAAGGTATATCTCTACGTAAATCAAACTCAGTTTGAACCCATGCAGTTCTATTCCAATAATAATAATTACCGTTATTAGTGGTTTTCCAAAGATTATTTTCGTAAGTTCTATCTTCAAGATTTCCAGGCAAAGCAGCATAATCTGCAACTTCAGTTATAGTTTTGCCGCCATTTACTTTTCCACCTGAAGAAGCTTGGGTCATAACAATTGTGTCACATACAGAAGCTGAATGATAGAATGAAGGCAAGTCTATATCATTAACAGAAAGACCTCGTCCAAATTCACTGCTCATTAAATAATCTAATAAACAATACACAGGATTATTATTATAACTGAAAGAAGAACTTAAGGCATAAGTATAATTAGGGCTTGTTCCACTTCTTACAATAGTTTTAACTTTTCTACCTTTAATTAAAAAATTTACATCAGGTTCACCACCATAATTTTGTTCATTTCTATTTAATTTATAAGTAGCAGATACATGAGCTACTCCTGTAAAGGTATTAGTACTTGGAAAACCATTTGCAGTAGAAACAGGGTCTGCAACACCACCAGAATTATAACATCTGAATCTATGATTAAACTTAGCTTCAGAGTCATTATAATTAACACCATTGACTCTAATCCATTGAACACCCTCTATTCCTTCATGGCATAGTGCATATTCAACATGAAGAAATTCGTTTTTTGAACCTGTACCACTATTCCCAAGATTTTCTTCAAATAGTTTATCATGTGGGCTAGTAGCACCTGCAACATAATTATTACTTACTTTATGGCCTGTAGCAATACCGCCTAGCATCTGCTTTCCATAAACAATAGGTATAGGTGAAGATCTTCCTCTAACAGTAAATTGAAAACCTTTTCTTTTTTCAGCTTCTTCTTCTTGTTTTCTTTTTAATCTATTAAGTTGGGCTTGTTGTTGCATCATTGATGCAACGGTGAGAATAATTCTTAATAATAATTTTGGACTCATTAAACCTTACCCCACTTTAAAGTAATTTGGCTACTCTCGTAAATTTCATCAAAAGAAGTATCAGTAGAACTCAATTGATCCATATTGTCTTTTGAAGTAAATCTAACATTTACTGCGTCTAAATCAGACATAGGAGAAGTGCCTTCGATAATAGCTAGTTTTTCTTCCCAATCGTTTGTAATAGAAGGACTGTCTACTCTACCAGTATATATAGATACAATGTCAGCAGTGTTTAAAAGAGGAACTCCATTTGATACAAAACCTACCTTTACATCTATAGGTTTACCAACAACATTAGCCTCAAATTCAGCAAACATTTCATCAAGTTCTTCAGCTAAAACAACTCTATAAGCTTCTCGATCTACTATTGAAGAAAATTGAGGTTCATCAATTTCAAAAATACCGCCATCAGCAATATAAATATTACCTGAATTTATAGGGTATTCTAAATTACTTCTATAACTTGTAAATCTATAAGTTTGATTAAATTGTAAAGTAATTAAATAAAAATATTCAATATTACCAGAATCAATTAAAGATTGAACTGTACTAGAAAAAACTCTCATGCTACACCGCCTCTAACAGTGTAATAGTACCTGAATTAGC